TTTAAGGATGCGCTGCATCTGTTCGTCGCTGATGCCGTTGGCCCAGCGGCGAATCCAACGAGCCATGCCTTCGGCACTCTCTAGCGCTTGTTGCGCGCCGCAGTACGTGTACATATCCAGTAAGCCGGCCATGAGCTTGTGCACCGTGTAGTAAGGAGCCCAGACGTCTCGTCCCTCGCGCAAGCGGTCGAAAAACTCTTGCGGAAACGCGCTCAGATAACCGTCACCAAACGTTTTCTGGCACTTGGCCATTTCGGCAACCATCGATTCGCCCTTGGCCTTCAGTTCGTCATCGCCCATACTGGCGTAAGTGAGTGCGCAAGCTGAAAGATAATGACCTATGAAGTGTCCACGCACCTCGCTTTGGGGATTCTCCCAACCGCCGAGCGGTTTGGTAGAGCTTGGTAGCTTGGCGTTCACGCGGAATGTATGCAGCAGGCTGTCTTCGGGAAGGAACCGCAGATAGGCTTGGTTGGTTTTGGCGGCGTCGAGAAACGGCCCGTCGAGCAAACGCACCTGGTCCAGCGGAAACGCCCAGGCGTGAAACTGAATTTTGTCGGCGACGGGACGTGGCGCCGGCGCTTGTTGGAACGCGCCATGAACATAAAGATGATCGTCCATCAAAGCGGATACTTTGTGTGGAAAACATGCCGCAGCGGCGGAAACGGCGACGCTCGACATGAATTGCCGGCGCGAAAAGGAAGTCCAAGATTTCATGGCCGATCACCTCGAAGGAGCGCGAATTCGCAGGGCCTGAGACAATTTCCCAGAAGCGATTTCCAAAGCCACGTATATGCCAGCGACTGCGAGGTTGTCAAGCAATCCCGCAATGTTATCGAATCATGAAAATTTGCCGCTACCTCTCCACCCGACAAGCCATTCAATGGAAATATCCTATGTCGCTTTCGGACACGAGATGGGTGAACAACGCGCATTTTTATCAAGGAATTCTTGTCAATTCGGATGGTTGCGGGACCTTCGGAACTTATTGGAGCAAAACAGTTTCTAGTTGCGGGGGTCTGATTTGAACTGACGACTCTTCGCCAGAGAACCGAATGTTCTCGCGACACCCAACTGACTGAGAACCTGAGGGTTGGCTGGCCCTTAAAAAAACCGTCTTCCCCGATCCCACTCACGAAGCAACGCGCCTCGATTGATCAGCGGCGAATCAGAAATTGGGCGTCCTGCCGCCTGCCGCCTCGCAGCCTCTTGCTTATAGTATTCGATAAGCCCGAGCACCATGCTCGTGCTGAATTGCTTGAACCAATCCAGTGCTTGCGAAGTTGAATCCGCCTGATCGTCGTACTTGGCGTTCGGAAAGCTGGTGAGTTCATGCAGGTACTCGGCGAGCCACGCCGCCTTTTCCGGTAGATGAACAAATCCATTTTCAATCATGGCCGTAACCGAGTGCATGCGCATTGTCTTCTCGTCCGTGGGCTTGTATTGCTTGACCGCGTGTACGCCTTCATGGATCAATTCCTGAATCAATTGCGTGCCTGACGCTTTGTCTTCGATCAAAATCGTTCTTGCGCCAAACGCCTCCGCCTGTTCCCTGACGGCGCGCTTCAATTCCGGATAGCCAAGCCGCTTGCGGAATACATGAAGCAGGTACATGTGCTTTTCCTTCACGCCCCACGTCGTACAGACGCTGTAGTCGGCTAGTTCTGTGGGCTTGTTCGCGGTATCCCAGCTTTGGAAGATCATTTCGAACCTCGTCGGGAGGGTCAGATCAGAGTAGGTCTTGAACCAATCAGCTTTGACCAGCCCACCACCCAGCGGAGCGGGGGCTTGTTGGTACTGTCCAGCAAAATTGTATTCTCCCAGGGTCTCCCGGATTCGATAGAGGGTCTCGAGCGGTTCGCGCCCCGGGTGAAGAGCTTCACCGGCTCGACGTCTAAACTGACGGGTTCCATAAAGTGTTGGAATCACATGCGTCTCGTCTTCCTCGGCGATTGCCGGAAATCGGATGATTGTCCAAGGCTCTTTACCAAGAACATGGCCGACCAGATCGTCCTCGTGCAACCGTTGCATAATCACAATGATGCACCCATCTCTCTTGTTGTTTAACCGACTGAGAAGGGTGTGACTGTACCAGTCGTTGACGGCCTTTCGTTGCGTGTCTGAGACTGCTTCGTCGGGCTTTAGCGGATCGTCGATGATGATAAAGTCCGCGCCGCGACCGGTCAGTACCCCCCCGACCGAAGTCGACAGACGAAATCCTTGCTTGGTGGTTACGAACTCCTGCACGGCTTGTCGTTGGGACGAAAGCCGTGTACCAGGGAAAAGATCTTGATACATCTTGCTGGCTAGGATGGTGCGGCAGTCGAGCGCGTGTTTGCTGGCAAGATCCTGGCCGTAGCTGGCGCAAATGATTTGTGCGGTCGGCTTGTGGCCCAACAGATACGCCGGAAAAACGACCGAACCGCAATGCGACTTCAGAGAGCGCGGAGGCTGGTTTATGATCAGGCGCTTGATCTCGCCGAGACGGCAGGCTTCGAGCGCCCTGGCAACCACTTCTATATGCCAGTTCGGCAGGAATTCAGTGGTTGGGTTTAGCTCATAGAAACAGCGCTCGATGAAACCGCACAAGTCAGTTCGCAGCAACGATCGGTATTCCATCGGTGTAATTGTCGTGGACATGTCATTCATCTCCCTGTTCAGTATTTTCCAAGCGCTTCAATAGTCCGAGAATGACCTTCTGATCGACCTCGGCGAGCCCCGACTCTGCGACGGGCACCTGGTCTGCTCGTTCTTCACCCGAGCGCACCAAGCCAGCCAGCAGCTGCAGAGCTTTCAGCTCGCCAGAAGCCGCTTTATTCATTAGCTGCTTAATTGCGGCCTCAAGCTTGGTAACCGTCTTGCGGACTCCGTTTTCGTTGATGACTACCTTTTCATGCAGGGTCCTTTCCAACACCGTTGCCAAATTCGGCTTGCCTTTGGGCCTTCCCTTGGAGTTCCCCGAGGCACCCTTGCGAAACTGGGTGTGCTCAGGTGGCTTGGCAAAACCGACGTCGTACGTTGAACCGTCCTTATTCGCAGCCATCGATCGCCTCCTTTCCCCGCTGCGCGAAGGTCTGCCCGGTGGCTTCGTGTACGGACTCGAGACCCGTAAATCTCTCCCACCGGCGCACTACCGTGTCGACGTATATCGGATCCAATTCCATTCCGTGGCAAACTCGCCCGGTTCGTTCTGAGGCGATTACCGTTGTGCCGCTTCCAAGAAATGGATCGAGCACCAGATCCCCACGGGCCGAGCAATCCATGACGGCGTCCGCTACGAGTGCCACTGGTTTAACGGTGGGATGGAGTGCGAGCAGATCGCCCTCGCTTGAGTTGCGGGAAAAGGAGTTTGCGCCAGGGTAGTTCCACACGTTCGAGCGGGAGCGTCCGAATCGCCCGAGTTGGACATTGTTTCGATAGCTCCCTTTCCCAGACTCAAAAACGAAAACCAGTTCGTGTTGGCTCCTGTAGAATGACCCCAGTCCGGCGTTGTCCTTGACCCAGACACAAACGTTTTTCAGGTCGGAATAGGCCGCCCGGCCAGCCGAGAGCAACTCCGGGATGTGGCGCCAGTCCATACAGATGTAGTGAAGACTTCCTTTTGCGCTGTGATCGGCCATGAGGCTGAGCGCGTCATTCAAGAACCGACTGAATTCGGATTCGCTCATTTCGCCGGACGCCATTACGAACTCGCGATGGCTGGCCTTTCCGTTCCCGCTGACGTGGCCCGAGATCCGAACGTTGTAGGGCGGATCGGTGAAGATGACATTGGCCTTGCGATCGTTCATCAATTGTCGGTAGGTAGCGGCAGCGAGGGCATTGCCGCAGCAAACTCTGTGAGCGCCTAGCTTCCAAACATCGCCAAGTCGGCTAACATGTACCGGCGAGGATTCGGGGAGTGCATCGGCGGGGTCGCTTTCGCCTTCGGTGGCTGGATCGAGATTTTCGATATACAAATCGATCTCGCCCATTTCAAAGCCGGTCACTTCTAGTGTGAAATTCAGCTCTGCCTCGGACAGGATTTTTAGCTGCTCCCCCAAGAGCCGTTCATCCCACTCGGATATTTCCGCCAGGCGGTTATCGGCGAGAACAAATGCTTGCTTTTGTTGCTCCGACAAATGTTCCAGACGGATGGCTGGAACCTTTTTCATCCCAACCGAGCGGCAGGCGACCACCCGGCCGTGACCCGCGATCACCCGCGACTGGTCATCTATAAGGATGGGGACAATAAATCCGAAGGTACGAATGCTGTTCGCCAGCTGGCCGACTTGTTTATCGCTGTGTAGCCGCGGATTCTGAGGATTGAGTTGCAGTGATTCGACTGGAACTTGCTGAATGGACAGTGCTTGTGCCTTCATCGCTAGTCGCTCCTGCCAGAAATTTGGTGCACTTCTGGCAGGATAGGGCCGCTAAGGGTACGAGACTATCCATTCAAACCGCATTGCAATGGACAAGTTCGGGGTTCAGTTGGCGTGTTGCCAGCATCCTGCGCAACGAAGATATCTTCTTGCGCAAGGTCTCAGGCTTGTGCCCCTTACAAAACGAAAGCCATTCGAAAAAAAGCGTTGCTGGAGATGAGCGCTTGCGGAATATTTCGCCCTCCAAGAGACCGGGATTTTCTTCAAGAAAACGCTGCCAGTGGAGGCGGTTCGAGCTGAGGGTAGGATAAGTGGCGGCCGAGTCGGAAATACTTTTGACGAAATACTGCAACAGGCTCGCCTCGTCGGCACGATTCCTTCCCTCTGCAAAAACCTTCTTCATGTCATGCAGGACGTTTTTGAGATCACTCGTGGTTTGAGTCTGCGTGGGAACTAGATCGGGGTCATCGATCGGAGGTAGTTCGCGCCCTTGCGCAATTCGAAGCGCCTTGGCCTGCGCCTTACCCAACTCCTGTGACAGCGCCGGACCATTTGGCTCGTTGTCCCAACATCGGATCCGTTCTCGAACGACAGTGCTGGCCAGTAATCTCGAGCCAAGCGTTTCCGCCTGTCTGAGAATGATTGCGTCAAACCGCGAAAGAACTGCAAGCCCGATCTTATTTCGTTCTTCCGATGTCAGATCACTTCCTGGGTAGCGCTCTTCGTCAGAAAGAAAGCAGAACCAAATATCAAGCAGTTCTTTCGAGACAATCTCGTCCAGCTCTTCGGGCGACATCCCTTCGTGCCAGTGAATGCGTGAAACAATTTGCGGCACATTCTCCAGGCGGGGAATGAATGCAGCCTGGTATCCAAGGGGATCGCGAGGCTTTCGACCCTCAGATGTTTTGCCAATTCGTGGAACCATGTTTCTCGATTGATTCTTCATTTTCCCACCTTCGGAGCGCGGAAACGTCGGGCCCGGCTCATGTAACTGTTGTGAGAATAAGCAAAGAATTTGTACCGGCGAGCCGCTACGGATCGCCTCGTGTCTAAAAACATACTGCGCACGTGGAGTCGAAAATGCCCCTGGCTGAGAGCGACTTGCTTCGGCCTTGACGGCTCTCCGAGAGGAAGCTGTTTCGCTTGACTGTTTGCCCGTTGCAAGCGCCAATGTCGTGGTGCGCTAGGAGGCGAAATGGGTGCAGACATGCCCAAACAACTCGCGCAATTGCGGTCCATGTCCAGGCAGCAGCTACTCGATCTGTGGGAAAAGCTCTACCGGAAACCGGCTCCAACCGGCTTTAAGAGGGATTTGATGGTTCCCTTTCTGGCCTATCGGATACAGGAGAACGCCTACGGCGGTCTCAAGCCATCGACCCGTTCCGAACTCCGCGGAATCGCCCGACGCATGGAAAAACCGTCATCCGCGAACCAGCAGATTTGCCAGCAAAGACTAAAGTCAGGGACTCGCATTCTTCGGAAGTGGCGCGGGGAAACCCACGAGGTGATCGTTACCGAGTCGGGATACGAGTACCGCCGCGCTAGCTACAAGAGCCTCTCTGAAATCGCTCGCAAGATCACTGGCACACGCTGGTCTGGTCCCGCCTTCTTCGGCCTCAGGTCGCCAAAAGCAATTTCGGGATCGCCGCGATGACTAGGCCGAACGTTCGGTGCGCCATTTACACCCGCAAATCATCGGAGGAAGGGCTTGAGCAGTCTTTTAACTCGCTTGAGGCTCAGCGAGAAGCCTGCCACGCCTTTGTTCTGAGCCAGAAGCACGAGGGATGGACGGCCCTCGATGGCCACTATGACGATGGAGGATTCTCCGGTGGCACCATGGAACGACCGGCGCTCAAACGACTACTCGCCGACATCCAGGCCGGCAAAATCCAAACGGTCATCGTATATAAGGTTGACCGCCTCACCCGATCCCTCACCGATTTTTCAAAGATTATCGAAATCTTCGACTCCCAAAAGGTTAGCTTTGTTTCCGTCACGCAGAACTTCAACACCACCTCCTCGATGGGCAGACTTACGCTGAATGTGCTGTTGTCCTTCGCCCAATTCGAACGTGAAATCACGGGCGAAAGGATTCGAGACAAGATAGCGGCTTCCAAAAAGAAAGGGATGTGGATGGGAGGGCTTGTCCCCCTGGGATACGATTGCGTAAACCGCCAGCTGGTGACCAATCCAACTGAAGCGCAGACGGTGCTCGAAATATTTCGTGGGTACTTGCGCTTGAAAAGCGTTAATAGGCTAAAGCAGCTATTAGATCGCAGAGAGGTCCGAAGCAAGATTCGAACCAGCAGGGCCGGGCGGACAGGCGGCGGTGCGACGTACTCACGCGGAGCGCTTT